ATAATTTAATTTACCATTAGCATCATAATTGGGTATAATAATTTTATTAGCGTATCTTCCTACCTCACAATACCCTATTTGATATTTGAGTATATCTGTGGGTGTTATACCGCGTTTTTTAACATAAAACAACGCGTGTCTCGCAGTAATATCTGTCTTCGATAGGTTATATAGAGGTTTATATTCCTTGGGTAATTCAACGTTAAGGTTAAAGTCTGATTGGTCTATTTTAGTTGTAGTACCTAGAATAGAATTTAATTCAGAATATTTTTCTCTATCTGCTTTTACAGATTTGAATAAAGAAGCAATTGTTTTACCTTTAATATCACAAGCCCAACAGTGCCAAGGGTTTTCATTTTTGGTTGTTGGGACTAGATTAATTTCTAATTTAGGTTTTCTATGATTGCATAGAGGGCAGTGAAAGGCATAGTTACCTTTTGAGGTAGCATTGCCTTTTCCTAGTACAGATTGTACTAGACCTAATAATATTCCGTTTACCATAACCTTATTTTCTTATTATATTTCTCTTACGTCAAATAACTCATCAAAAATATTAACCATTAATCTCTTTTGAGCAGCAAAAAATAGTATTGCTCCTTCTAAAGATGCAGATTTGATTGAATTAATTGGCTCATTTGAATTTTTTGAGAAAAGACCGTAGCGTTTCATATAGGGGATTTTTATGGTAATATAATAAATTATTTTAGGGTATCAAAGTCTTTTCGGAAAAATTTACCCAGAACATTATCATTAATGTATTGGTCTGATCTTTCAAGTACCTCATTTACAAAAAGGTATTTAGTTTCATAGTAAGTTAATAATTTTTTTGTGGAAACAAAACAAAGTATCTCTCTTTTGAAATCTTCTTTATTACCGTCTTTTATTAACTGTTTTATTTCTGATTGTGAGCCGTAATAGTTTTTCCAATCAGATTCTTTTATTACTTGTTTTTTCTTACTTAATCTTCTATCAGTAATTAAAGCTAGTTCTTTTTTACCTAATGCTTTATTAGTAACTGACATTAATTGCTTTTTACCTAAGTATTTTCTACCTGTAGGAAGATGTGTTATCTCATAAATAAACCCGAAAGTATTTTCGGGCATATCTGAGAGTTCTGTTATCACTTTTCCTTTGTAAATCCAAGTTGGAAATGTAACCATACTTTTATTTATTGTGGATTATTACTATCTTTTTCTATATCTTGGTTCATCACTAGGTCGAAATTCTCTTCGTGTTTGTCCAAACTTTCCATATTTTATAAGGTCATCAATTTCTCTATCAATTTCTGCCTTACCGTCTGATGGTTTGTAGGTTTTTTCGATATCCTTTGTTATTTCATCATCAGTTCTTTGCTTTTCTCCTTTTTTTTGCACAAGAATTTCTTCACCACTGAATAAATTTACAACTCTATCACCGGCACTATTTACCTCTATTTTATAGTTGCTACGACCAAATTGCTTATATTCTTCACCTAAATTTTCTTTATAATCTTCTTTTAATAGTTTTCCTTCTGCAAGGTATTTTTTAAAATCAAAGTTTTCCATTTTTTTATTATTTTTTAATTTATTATAAATATTCTAAATATCATACTTAACTACAAAAACTGTATCTGTTGTTGAAGAAAGTGGAATTGGTTGAGCTAATTTAGCTACCGCTAATAATTCACTTCTATTATTGTATAGTCCTACTGTTGTAACATAAGGAGCAAATATTGAACCTGTAGCAAAATCTCTTAATGAACCTGAATTATCTGTTGATATGGTAGGATTCATAGACATATTAAAGTCATTTTCTCCTACTTTACAACGAACTTCATTTTCATAAATGATGTGCTCATTTTTAAAGCTTAGTAAAGCATTTGGATCTTGAGGTAATGGTAGTTCTAAATCTGGTCTTACTGGTATAGCCATATGTTAAGGTGTTACGTAATCTATTGAACAAGTTATAACAAGGTTAGGTCCATAATAAGTTCTATTGGTACTTACCCGTAATTCCTCTCTATAATTTCCAGTAGTAGTAAAAGTATCATAAATTAAACTACCAATATAAATAAATTGGTTTTCTCCAGTTGTATAATTATTTGAAAAATATGCAGTAGGATAAGCATTTGAATTTATTAATGATTCAGCTTCAGTATAAACATTACCATTTATAGAACTATTACCAGTTATGGTAACTTTCCATAAATCATTACCAGCAACTTGTTGGGTTATATTATTTGGTGAAGTACCTACAGTAGTAATGGTTATACTCGCTGGTTGAGGTGATGATATGTAATTTGGATTATCAGGATCATAAGCATATAGAGCACTAGCTGCTTGCCATAAACGAGTAGAATTAGGTGGTTGGATACCATTACCAGAAGGGTAACTATTAGCAGTAAAACCATTTTTAAGTTGTAAACTTATTCCAGTATTATTAATTACTTCATAATAAACAGTTCCCCATTGAGTAGGAGGGGCAACACCCTCACATGAAGCTGAGAATGTAGCACTATAAGAGGAAGTTGATCCATTACTACAACTATTATAAGCTCTAAAATATGCATATTCAAATTGGTTAAGCTCATATCCAAGAGAATCTATAAAACTTATAGGTAACATAATAGGATCAGAATTATCTATTATTACAGTACCAATACCCTCAGGATAATCAAAATTTTCATAACTATTAAATTCTATAATTGTATAAGTTGCATTAGCTGAAGCTGAATTATATGTTAAAGAAAATTCTGAGTTCCAGGTTGTAGCACAGTTTAAAGGAGTTACACTGGTTATGATAGGGGCAAAACACCCACTTATTGGACATGAAGCTGTATCTTCAAAGTAGGGTTGAAAGGGTGAACCATTACAGAATTCAAATTTATCAGATGATGAAGTGAAATTTTGGGTAAAATTTAGAGTAGGACCAAATAAATTAGTACCATTAGAGTAACTAGAAGTTACTACTGATCCTGAATAGGGGCCTGTAGTAAATACTTGTTGTACTCCGGAGTGTGATACATATCCAGTATTTTGTCCTGAGGATGTTACGCAATATGAGCCTGTGTATACATAATTTCTTCTAAACGTTTCTATAGTTGTAGTTGGACTAATACAACCATTAGAATCTACTACAAAAGTATTAAAAGTCCCTGGTTGATATCCTTTTAAAGTTATAGAGCTTGAATCTGAAATATAAAGTTCTGTCCCTATAGATGCATTATAGATATAAGGTGGAGTTCCTCCTGAAGCATTAAATAATATAGCATTAGAACAAGAATCTATATAAGATGCTGTTACTATGTGTGTTATAGGAGCAGGAGAAGTTATAGTAAAAGTATTATTATAAGTTTGACATTGTAAATCTCTTGAATAAGTTACATATAAATTATAACTTCCTGTAGATAAATTTGACGCTGTTATAGTATTATTAGAAAATGAACTTAATAAAGTATTATTATATATATAACTTCCTGTTGGTCCTAATAAACTAACTAATAATCTATCAGTCACATTAGTAAGAGCTATTGATAATGCTCCATTTGAACCACCATAACAAGTCACATTAGATTGAGTTACACTAGCTGTTAATTGAGTATAAACTCCTAAAGTTACTAATGAACTTGTAATACATGAATTTATATCTCTAACTTGTATAGTGTGAGATCCGGTTGATAAGCCTGTAAAAGTAACAGGGATATTAGTATATGATCCTGAAGAATCTATTCTAGCTTGATATGCTGTACCTGTTCCATCGTCTTCAATATAAATTTGACCATCATTGCTTGTTGATGAGCATGGATTTTTTACTATATTAGTAGTATATGATATAGGTTTATGCCATGAACTAAATGAAGCCGAATAAATGGTATTAGTATAATCTTTAACATAGATTATATTATTATTTCCTGCGGGTATTAAACCATCAATAGTAGCATTAAATATTGTGTTTGAACCTGTATAACTAACACCTCCGTCTAATGAATAACTATAATAGGGTACTCCGTAATTTATGTCAAAACTTATATCTAAACTACCTGTAGTACCATAACAAACTTTATCAATTATAATATTATTTATTTCTAAAGGTAAAGAAGTTATTTCTAAATTTATAGAACTTGTATTACTTCTAATACTATTATAATTTCCTACGGTATAATTTAATTGATAATTTCCTGGTATTACAGCAACTTGATTGGGAGTTATTGTTATTATACCATTATTTAGGGTATAATTAGGAAAATTAGTACCATATATTTCCACACTAGAAGGATCTATATTCCCACAATCAGAAAAATCATTTTCTAATATGTCTAGAATTTGAGGTAAAGCATATTCAGTATTTTGATATGAATAATAATCATTTACTGATGTAGGTGGGGCACCAAATACGCAAAGATATCTTTGATTAGTAAGTACTATTAATCCCTGAGAGTAAAATACGTTACCAATATAAGTTGAAGTGAAAGTATCAATTAAGTTACCTTCACCATCATCTTGAATATTGTAGGCTGAGGCTGAAATGTTAATTGATTTTGGAGATAATCCTGATCCAAATATGTTTTGATCAATTGATATTACTACTATTTTACTACCTTTATCAGGATCATATCCTGCTTCATCATATAAACTTGAAGAAAAATCATATAAGGATGTACCGAAAAGTGTCCCATTCCTTCCTAAGGCTGAACTACCAGTTATAGTAGGGAGATTTCTATTAGCTGCTAACATTGACCCTGAAGTCAAAGTAGATTGTTCGTAATTAAAAAATGATGAAGATTGGAAAAATTCTCCAGTAAATGATCCTGAAGTATAATTTTGGTAATAGAGATTTTTTATAGAGTCAAAAATTAATCTTCTATATTCTTCATTAGATGTTTCAGAATCATTGATGGGATCAAATGGATTGATTTTATTAATAGGTAAGTTTTCACCTATATAAATTGTAATTCCATTTTGGGATAATGTAGAATTAGTAACCTCCCATTGCTTGTTAGCTATATAGGAGGTTAATGTTATATCATTTGAATTTAAGGTTTTGTAAGAAAAACTCATATTGTATTTTTCAATTTATCGATAACTATTATGGAATTCTTCTCTATTACCTAGTAGGGGAGAAGACTAAAAATCTAGTTTTACACGAATAAGTGCTTCTTTTGTAAAATCTTTAGGTAGTGGTTTTGATAATTTAGCTACCGCTAATAATTCATTATTAGTATTATACATACCTACTGTTGTAACAAATGTTTGTGGATTATTAACTAGTGTTGGATAATAAAAATCACCACTACCACTTATCATAGAAGGATTAGTAGTATAATTAAAATCACTATTTTTAATTCTAACAAAAATGTAATCTGAGGTTATTGTTTCTTCGCTATTTAAAGAAAATCCTCCATTTCCTCTAGCAGAATTCATAGCATTAAATAACGCAGCATTTATTAAACCTAAATTATTGGAATTACTAGCACTTGGGATAGATAATTGTATTCCCCCAAAACTAGAAGATAATGCTAAAGCTTGAGAATTTAATAAAATTAAACCTACATCAGGTAAAAATTTACCATATGAACCCGAATTGGTATATCCTGCAGCTGCACTGCTACTTGGTGGGATTGAGGTTGTAGCTGAACCAAAAGATCCACTTACAATATCAAATACTCTACCTGCATCACAATATGTTACAGTAGTAACATTATTGCTATTATTAGTTAGATTAATTAATCCTGATCCTGATAAGGCTAAGTTGAAGGTTCCTAAAAATAATTTTTCTTTATAGTTAGCTCTATTAATATTAATTACGTAAAAATCAGGTGAATTAGTATTACCAGTTCCAAAATTAATATTAGTATTTTCATCTCCATTTATTAATGTTCTAAATTGACCATAGGTAATTCGAGTTGGAGATGCTCCTGGTATGCTTGAATTTAAAGGAGCTGATCCAGAACCATTAATTTGCCCATACGCAATTGAAAATTGTGGTAAGGTTGAGGTGAATGAATTTGGATCTTGGTAATATACAGGAAGATAGGCATTATTGGCAATAGGGGTCGAAGAAGTATTGTAGAAAGTTAAGGTAGTTTGATTATTACCCCATAGTGTTGAAACTATAGAATCAGAACTTACTACAAAGTCTTCATTATTTAAAGGTATAAAGCTCATGTTTTATTTTTATTAGCTAGTTACTTTAGTTATTGTTACAGGAATTGTTACTCTAGCTCCAGAATCTCTACCAATTATAGTTAATATAGTTGATAATGAAGATTGAGCACCGAATAATGTATTAACAGTAGTTGCTGTCAAGTTTATAGTAGCTCCAATTACTGTTCTTGAAACATTAGTTCCAATTGTTGTTGTTGAATTTAAAGCAGCAACTTCAGCTGTATTAATACCTACACCATTAAATGTAGCTAATAATCTTGAATCACCAATAGTGGCTGTGTAACCTGAAGATTCAAATGTGGTTGAAGTTCCTAAGTAATTTAGAGTTTGAGGAGTAATAGCTAAAGTAGCTCCTTGACGTAATGTAATAGAAGTATAACCTACATTTAATACAGGTAATTTAGCAGTACCACGTGGTAAAGTTAAAAGTTTATACTTCATAATTTGAGTCTCATCAGGGAAGGCTTCAATTATTGGCATAGCCTCAATAGCTTCACCATAATAGGCTGATCCTGATGGATGTGTTGGGTTGTAAAGAGTATAATCAATCTCATCATCTGATAATGAGAATTGAGTAATTCTAAATGAACCGTCATTTTTAGCTAAAAGTTCTCTACCTTTTTTAGTTAAGATAGCATCTACGGTTACGGATGTGTTATTTAAGAATCCCATATTGTTTTATTCGATTACTAATTATAAATATGTATATTTTTTATTTCTTTAAATTTAGTTTAATTATTATTAGAAGTAAAAATATCTAATAAGTTTTGTGCTTTCAATCTTTTAACAATATTACCAGCATCTTCTTTAGTTTGTTTATCTAAAAATTCAGGTAATAATATTCCAGGAGATGTTTGTCCAGGTCTTTTATCTGTAACTAATACCACGTTGGTTTCATCAGGTATTTTAGTTAATATTATAAAATTTAAAATTTTTCCTATAGTTGAACCTGTTGGGTTATTAGTGCAAGCTTGTAAAGGAATATCTGGTGGGGTACTAATTAATAGGTCTTCTAATTCAGATACTTCAAATACTAGTCTACCATTATAAGAACCATTCCCATTTGAACCTGTTCCTGGGAGTTGTGTTGGTGGGTAAATATTTATAATTTCTCTTTCAAATATTGGGGAAAATGGGAATTTATTACTATCACTATTATAAAATCTTATTAAGTCTCCTTTTCTAGGATTAAAATATTCAGTTATATTTTGATAACCTAACTCTAATGATGAGGTAGGGACTATTTGTTTTAAATAATTTCCGTAATATGGTGCTCCAGGTATATAATGATCATAATATAATTTAGATAAATCATATGATGCTGTTAACATAGTAAATACACTACCACTTATAACTTTATTTCCTCTTTCAAAATACCAATTATTATTAGCATTTGAACCCGAACTAAAACCATCATCATATAATTCTGCGACATATATAACATTGGGGGCTTGAGTATAATAATAAGGAGTTTTATATTGTGAAATTATTTCATAAGAAGGGGCAGTATTTAGAAAAATAGGAGTTATACTATTAGTTTTGAATTTAAAATAATGTTGGATATTACCTATAGCCCCACCTAAAGTTCTCAAATCAATATCAACAAAACCTGATATTCCTTGTGCTTGAGGTAATACTATTTCACCTTCGAAAGGGTATATTGCTTCTACAACTAAACCATCTAGTTCTTCTAAAGGATAGGTTCCTCTTGGTTTGTTTACATAAACTAATGGGGATGAAGATTGGTAAGTATTTTGAACAGATTGGGTAGTAAATATAACACTAGAATCTAATTTAAAAACTTTGAAGTAATTAACATTATAATTAGTGTATACAAAAGGTAATATTGATGGACCACCCGGACCATTTCCACTTGCAGACATAGGACCTATATAATTATATCCAAGATCCCCATCATTATCTTCATCTCCTAGAAAAAGTTTTTTACCAGCTGGTACTATTATACTTCTTACATTTTCCCATAAGCTATTCCCGTTAGGATAAACTAAAGTGTTAAAATATGTCACTGGGGTGCCTGATATTTCACTATATTCTAATTTATTACCAATATTAGCGGGATTGGTATCATAGAAAGGTTGAGCAAAAAACGTTACAGGGCTATCATCATCGGGAGGAGATACTTTTATAGTTAATTTAACAGTTCCTGTTACTTTTTGTCTGATTTCTCCATCATATACCGTATTTCTTTTTACCTTAAATGATATAGGTGAATTTACATTTATATTAAGTTCATTATTAAATGAACCTACGGGAGTATAATTATTTCCTGATGAAAATTGGATTGTGGGTGGTTGAATAATTAAACTATTACCTAAACTAGCTGTTATTATAGAACCTGAAGCAGGGTTACGGACTGGGATTTCATCTAGGAGTGAAAATTCTAGACTAGACCAACCTGAAGTAGTATTGGAAATGTTTTGTAGAATTGGTTCATATCTAAACCCACCAGCATAAATAGGTTTAAAACCATTTAAGGCTTTTTGTTTTGTAGGTTGATTTACATTATCTAAAGCTACATTTACATTAGATTTAGAGAATATAGATTGAACATCAAATAAATTTTTATTTGCTTCTGTTAACTCAATTACACTAGAAGCACTATCAATTAAGTACTTAGTGTTAACATTTACTCTTCCAGGGAATGTTAAAGATTGAGATGTTATTTCTCTAAAATAAGCAAATTTAATAGAATTTAAGTCTATTACGGGTGAATTACCATAAGAAATATCTCCAGGAGAATATATGTTATATAAATTACCAAATAATCTACTTCCATTATATCTTGGGTTAATATGTCTTTTTAAAGTATAATTACTATCTTGAACAGGGGCATTTAAAAATTCAAATCCACTTGAATTTAAGTTGGATTTTAAACTAGCAGTTAAATAATTAAGATTAACGGGTAAAATTGAATCATACCCATAATCCACATCCAGATATTGGGGTGAAGTTCTTGCAGTTAAAACGTTGTTTAATGTTGGATTTATAGGTAATCTATAGTAGTTATCATATATACTAGAAGAAATATTAAGTGCTAAATTATTTAATTCATATACAATATTATCTGCAGATTGTGAGTGTACTGTTATTGTAGTACCACCTAATTCACCTGTAAATAATTCTCTACTATCATTATTATATTTAGTTATACTACCTGAAATGTATGTTGTAGATGAAGTGTAAGCTGTATTATAAATTTCATCTAATCCATTTGATCCTGTTATAAAAGCTGTATCAATAGAACCACTATAATCTACAAAAGTCATTACAGGTTCATGTCTTGCTATTTTGTTTCTTTCTAAGATATTAGTATTAATAACTAATCCGGTTGATAAATTAGCTTTAGCAGGAACAAAATCCTTTATCATTTTGAATAACGAATTATCAAAATAAGATAAAAGTTTTATTAAATCAAAAACATTTTGTGAACTAGTATACTTTTTAAAATAAAAATTTCTTAAATCTGTTAAAGCAGGATATGAATTAGAAGAATCTAGTCTTGGATCACCAATATATTCATCAATATTAAATGAACCTAATTGTGCTATAATATCCTCATTAATTGAATCTTGAGGAGAAATAGATACCTCAACTACATTTAAATCTGTAGTATAAGGATAAATTTCTGGTTTTTGAATTGAGATATAAGGTGTTAATACATCTCCAGGTACTAGATTAGGGGTTGCAATTCTTACTTTGTCATCTATTTCTGTAATACTACCTAAATTAGGAGTATTAACTAAGAAGGTTTCATGGTTATCTAAGTAATTAGCAGTAAGAGTGTTTATTAGAAACATAGTAGATCTAATAGTACTACTCCCATCTCCAAAAGAAGCTGTTTTAGCAGGATGGACAGATGTATAAGTACCTGTAATTATATTATCTAATTCACTTCCAAAAGGATATCTAAATATTAATTTATCATACGAACCAGTAACACTATTTTCAGGATAAGCTATAGGATTTAAAATATGGTCTCTGAAGTTGCTTGGTGGGATGGAATCTATCCATACTCTAACTTCTTGTATAGAAGCAGAAGTAGGATAATATAAATTTCTATTACCTATATTTAAATTTTCAACAGTATTCCAACCATATAAATTATAATTAGATTGTGTAGCACCATCTATTGTGATAGAACTAGAATTAAGGTACTGTATCCCATAATCATTTTTATTACCAATGGTTAAGGTATAAGTGTTAGTTGTAATATAAGTAGATAAACTATTAGCATCTAAACTACCTGTTTCTCTAGTTAAATTTAATACCCACCAATCATCATTATAAATTGGGATGTTTATTGGAGTTGAGTATATAAAATTGTTACCATCACTTAATCCAAAACTAACATTACCAAAAGAACCTGAGTCTTGGGTTATTTTTATATGTTTGTAGTTACTTTCTAAGATAGATTGAGTTGGGTAAGTGCTATTTAATTTAAATCTATATTCTATAGTATCAGGGAATATACTTAGACTTGTATCTAAATATTGTTTGTATGAAGGTCTAAAAGGTAATCTGACATATGAACTGCCACTAAGATTTAAACTATAATTAAATTTAGGGGTAATTTGTTCAATATTATCTAAATCTTTTCTATTACCACCATACTCTTTAACTTTTAAAATAGTATCGGCAATACCAAAACAATTGATTAAAGCGCGTAATCCTCTTCTTGTACCCTTAGTTTTAAGTAAATAAGGTAAGTTGTGATAAATCCTTTTATATGTTTCTTTTACAATATCATTATCAGGGATAGTATTATTAGAAGCAGTTACATAAGTATCTATTAAATATGAACCTGTAGAAGGTAAAGTACTATTATTAGAATCAATTCCTAATAAAGATAAGTATAAATCTTCTTGATTTCTTGAATTAGTATAAAGTTTAATACCAAAATTTCTTAAAGTATCTGCTACTAAATCTTTAGAAATACCATAATCAACTCTATTATCTGCAACTTGTAAATCAGTAATATCTTTAATGTAAGTCCAAATATAATCATAATGTTGACCTAACATTGAAGAGAATAATTCTAAATTGGCATTTTGAGAATCTTCTTTTACAAATTCAGGAAAATTATTCCATAAATAATTTTTATTTTCAATATCGTAATTATCAGCATTTACTACAGCACCACCATAATAAGGAGAAGTATAATCAGTTGATCCAAACCAAACTAATGATTCGGGATCAGTAGGAGCTAAATTAGTATAAGGTTTGGATGTTCCCGATTTAGGCCAAGAATAACTCCCAGATTCGTAATACAAAAAGTATTCGTACCCATCAAATTTTTCAATTAGAGTATTTAATTGATTTTGTAAGTTAAGTACACTTGCAGAAGTGTAAGCTCGGCTTGAAGATATACTTAAATTATTTATACCATTAATATCTGATTGTAATGATTGGATTTGAGTTAACTTATATTTAAAGTTTTCAAGTCTTTCTCTGGCAGATGAAAAATGAACAAAATTATTAAAATCTGTATAATCTATTGTAATTTCGATACTTTTTTCCTCTAACCAAGATTGTAATTGTTGGTAAGAAGAAGAAACATTAGAGCTTAATAATGAAGATAAATTTAAATAAGGTGTAGTTAAATTTGCTTTTTCTATTAATCCAATATTAATATTAGGACCTCTTAAAGGAGTAGTATCAGGAGTAGCTTCAGCTATAAATTCAGTATTTACTTCAAAAACATATGGTTCAGAAATACTTTCTACTAACCAAAATGTATCTTTTAATCTAAAATTTGGTGGTAACGGTTCGTATAATTTAATATATAAACTAGCATACGATTCATTTGAGTTATCAAATGCTACATTTACTCCAATAAGAGTTTTATTATCACCAAAATTTAAAAGAAAATCTGAATAGAATGCTCTTGAATTTCTTTCAGAAATGAATGTTAAATATGCTTGCCCTAAGTCAGTATATGAAATTGAGTTGTTAGAAACTTTAAGTTCAGTTCTATCTGAAGATATTTCTGATATAAAGAATGGAAGAGCAGGGGAACTAAAAAATAATTGTCTATAAAAATTATAAATTACTTCGTATTTTCCTAAACCAATTCCAAATGATTCTAAATCAGTTTTAGGATCTAATTCAACTTGATCATATAGAGAAGTACCTTGTATTGTTTGTCTTGTAGTATAATTTTTAAAATCATATACAGAATTTAATACATCACCACTAGGGGATATAACATGTACTTCTACTTTATCCTCAGGTAAACCAAATTCTTTATTAATGTTTAATGAATTCAATAAAGATTCATCACTAATCTTATAATCTTGGTTTATAAATTGAGTAGGATCAAGTTGGGATATATTTGTAATTTCCATTATTTGGACGCTGTTAAATCATTTATTGTTTGCTGTAATGTCAAATTTTCAAGTCTTAATTGATTAATCTCATCTAGTAAAGCATCTATTTCTTCTGCATTTTGGTTAACGCCTGTATATTCTGTACTTCTTCTAATTAATTCTAAATGGGAGTTTACATCTCCATTTACAGGAATTTCATAAAATAAGTCATTATAGGCTTGAAAAAATTGATCTATAGTAATAGTATTATCTACTATAGCAGTTTGTGGTTGTAATAATTGAGAAAATTGAGTATCGATTACATTTAAATATGTAACTTTACCATAAACTGTTTTATTTAATTTAACTTGTTCTGCCATTATCTAACTATTTTAAAGTAGTTTGATTTGTCATCTATAACTATAGTTTCACCACTTGAAAGTACAGTCTTAATTAAAATCTGGTAGTATCTTTCAGGTTCTAAACCATTCATATATAATTTAAAATAGTTACTTGTGTTATCACAACTTACTTTAGTAAAAGTAGTATCAAAATCAATTACCATTTCTTCAGTTTTAGCATCTTTTAATGCCCAATATGTAGTTGAAGGTAATGCTTTTGGATTTAAATATACTGAAGAGGTAGAAAATGACCTAGCAGGAAATGTATCTCGGCATTTTATTCTAAAAGTATAAATTGTATTTTCTTCAAATTCTGATTTATTATTAGATATTACAGGTATAAAATTTGATGTAGTGATTTGTGTTAGAGTAGTACTATATAAACTATCATTCCATTTTAATTCAATTTGGGGAGGATATATAGTGTGAGTATCCATTGAAAATAAATCAACTCCCAATGAGGAAGTAGTATTATTTTCAACACTGCTACTTTGTTTTAATAAAATTCCATAATTAGAATTAGGGTTACTATACCAGTAATTTACTAGTGTAGTAATATTCATATTTAAATCTTTATTATCAGTATAAAGAAAACTTTGAGAATAAGCAGTAGCATTGTAATCACCACCTGGAGTAGTCCATGGGGAAACCCAAGTACAACCAGCAGTAGTTATAGGATCATCTGCAGATCTACCTAATCCCATATCCCAAGCTGTGGTTAATCTATGACCAAAAAGAGTATAATCAGCAGGGATAGTAGCATTTGCTAAATACAATTTAAGAGAAGCACTATAAGTACTTCCGCTAATAGTATTTGTAATTACATCTTGAATAGATGTATTTGGAAATTGAATTAATGCTCTTGTAGTATCTAATGAAGTAGAAGAATCGTAAGCATATCTAAAAACCTCTAAAATTTCGTCTCTACCAAAGTTTTGAGTTGAGCGACGTGAAGAAATGAAAGTATCTTTCTCAGGGAATATTTTATAAACAGCCATAAATCTAATATATAATATAAATATACATTAGGTGAATTTTTTTATTGTTTATTTCTTTTATTATCTACTAATATTATTAGCATTGAAAATATTATTATACCTATCATTAAGTAATATCCTGTTAACCCTCCATCCACTATAATTAAATTGTATATTAAATTTTTAAAAAGTAACTACTCTACCTTGAATATCAGTTGTTAAATTTTTAACTTCAAAAATACTTGGATCTAAAGAAGGATATAAAATATTATTAATAGTTGCTCCTTTAATATCATAAGCGTATTGTGAGTAACCTGAATTAGTTCCGGCCTTATTTACTATATCCACTTTCTGTACTGTTTGTACTCCTTCAACTTGGTCTAAAGTACTATAAATATCAGCAATTAAAATAGGCTGATTAATTTGCCATTTATCTATGTTAAAGTAGGATTGTAAAGTAGTTAAACAGTTATTTATAACTAACTTTCCGTTATAGTTTGGTCTAACTACTACATCAAAATCTACTCCAATATTAATAATAAAAGCATCTTTTATATTAACACCATCAGTTATCATTCTGTATTCAGAAAGGAATGTTTTTATATTTTGTTTTAAAGCAGGACTAGAAACTGTTAAATTACCTGTAGAATTTTTAGATAAAATGTAGATTGAAATAGCATTTGGGTTTTGTGTAGCTAATAAATCTGTTGGGTAATTAACACTAATCCCCATATCTTGAGTAACAAATGCTTTAGAAACTAAACCATATTTAGGAGGTAAAGATAAAGTTCTAATAATATAATCATCATTAGTTATAGTTCTTAACTGTGTAGGATACATAGCTAAGGAATTTTGTCTTATTTCTTCATTTGTATCTCCATCTCCCCCTCCTACAGCAGCATCATCATTATTGAAAGCTAATGAATTAATTACTGTTGTTTGCATAGCAGGATCTAATCCACTACCTGCAAACGAGTTAGTTCCTCCAATACGATTAGTTAAAGTATTTGAAGGTATATTTGAGGTAGCTCCTCCTCCTTTTAAGTAAGTTACTGTTAAAGTAGTGTTAGATGGAGCTAAACCATATGTTTGGGTATATAAGAAGTTTGAAGGGTCCCAAGCAGTAGTCATTTTATCTACTCCATAAGGTAATCCTAAACCAATATTATCTGGGTTTGGTGTTATTTCTTCATCAGCTCCTGATGATACTCCAGGACCAAATTGTAATTCTAATGTGTTATTTGTTTTAAAGCGAGAAACAAATCTTCTAGGTACTTTTTTTAATTTAAGTAAATATGGGGTTGAATCATTATATTGGGATAAACTTGGATCATTTGTAGCAGTATTTTCAGTAGCCTCAAAAATAGTATCTTGAGCTAAATAAGGTACTTCATACCACTTATTGTTATCACTATCAGTTATACCTACTATAGAAATTACGTTATTGTCAGTAATAGTCACGGTAGGATAACGTTCGGGATTACCAAATGTAAACGTCGTTGTAGTTAAAGTTCCAGCCGTAGCTTTCACAGTTTTTTGCAGTAAATAAAATAATGGATTACCACTGCCTCTACCACCTGCAGTATCATAACTATAAACTGAAATTTCTGTAGGAGTTGATCCTGAATTAGAAAAATCTACTTTATCTGTTATATAAAAAGGGACATTTCCATTCCCATTAGTTTGTAATTGAGTTCCTTCTTCTAGAATTAAAGCATATCCAAAATCAGGTACATATTGGCTATTTACTATAGTTGCAGGTACTACTTGAAATACATTAACATCAACTGAAGCAGCACTTGTTACTTTAGGTTGATATCCAAAGTTATAAGCTAAGGCTAATAAGTTTTTTCTTTGTTTAGCAAATTGTAAGAAATTCTCTTGAATTTGATTATCAGTATAAAATGATAAAACGTCTCCAACATATGAAGCCATTTCAATAAGCATCATACCTGGGGATGCCTCTGAAAAATCATTATATGTGTTTGGATAATAAATTTTAGCAAAGTTAATTAACTGTGCTTTTAAACTATCGAAATCACGATTTAAATATTGTACTGTTTTTGAATTAGCCATTGTTGAAATTTATTGAAATTTCGTCTTGTATGTTAGTATTAAGTATAGAATATGAAAAGTATACTTGTATTAAATTCTCATCAGGCGACGCGTTTACTGATAGAGTATTTAGTTTTATTTGTGGGAAATATTCTTGTAAACCGAAAGATATGATATCTTCTATATTTTGAGCAGTACCTTGAGATATTTGTTCAAATAATTGTTCTCTTATACCTGCTCCAAAAATAGGATTCATTATTCTTTCTTTTTTTCCTGTAAGAAAAAAATTTAAAATGTTAGATTTAACAGCATCCTTAGTAGTATAAGTAATATTCAATCCAGTTGGACCATCAAAAGGAATTTTAATTCCAACACCTTTACTAGGTGATAGATCTAATGGATTTATATTTATTGTGTTATACGCCATTAAATACTACCTTTTTCTTTTAAAGCACCCATCAATTTTGAAAAATCAGGTACTACATCAATACTTACATCATTTATATCTCTAACAGGACCTTGTGATTTAATCATTTCATCTACAGTAGCTACTACTGGGGTATTAGAACCCCCACCTATCATTCCAGGTGCTCCTCCAGCCCATCCTACAGCTTGTGAGGCATTAAATTCACCCCCATTTAAAGTTCTCCATTCACCTGCTTGAGCAGTTTCATTTAGAATATCTAACATAGGATTACCTGTAGAAGGAATAGGTTTTCTTTCTTCAGCAATTATATCTGAAAATGTGGGTTTATAAGTAGATTCTACTTTAGAATAAGATTGATTTTTAGAGTAAGGTTGAGAGGAAATATTTTCAGTTAATTCAGGTTTGCTAGCAGCTTTAACTGCTTCAAGTAGAATGTCTCTCATTTCTTCTTGAATAGCTTTTTTAACTTCTTCTCTAATTACTTTTCTGAATGCATCTAATTTCATACATATAAATATTTAATATTAAAACTTATTTTAATCTGGTGTTACTGGACCATCGATTGTGTTATTAGGATTATATCCTATTTGGGTTACTATATCTGTTATATCTTGATCTGTAGGTGAGTCATTACCTTGATCACTTGTTCCTGTTTGGCCTTGTTTATCAATATAAAATTGCCCTTCTTTAATTAAAACTTGATCATCTGTAGCATAGGTACCTCTACCTTCATATTGGATAATACCTCTTTGATCAGCTACTACTACTCTTCTTCTTAATAAAGAAATACCTTCATCAACTACTTCTTCTTTAATTATATCAATTGCATATCCATTATATACTGAAGGTAATATTGCATTTCCATATTGAGCTGTAGGGAATAATTCATCTAATGTGGCTAAACTGTTATTTAATGAATCTATTCCTCCTTGGACTGCATCTAATAATCCTGTATCTCCTGAAGTATAACTACAATTTCTTAGATTTTTATATAAGATATTAAGACCTGTTAATATTCTAAGAATTTCTTTTCTAATTCTACCTATCTCTAATAATACTACTCCTGTTAAGAAACCTGATATAGTATCATTCATTTTTTCTAAATCATTAATAAAAACGGTTGCTTCTGAAAGAGTATCTGCTTGAGTGTTAGTAGAAGCATTGGTTTGTGAAATTACAGGTGATCCTCCTCCTCCTACTGCTAGGGGTGTAGCTAAACGTTTTAAAACTTTTTTTATAAATTTATAAACTTTAATTAGTACGTTAATAATTCTTAAAATACTATTTATAAGTTTAACTATTTTTTGGATTTGAACAATTGCTCTATCAACTGTTTGAACTTGTCTAACTAAAAATCCTACACTTTCTTTAAATCTTTGAGGTTGAATAATTCCTGCTAATTTTTTATTTAATTCTTCAGCATTACGAGATATAATATTATTTGCAATATTAATTGGACTCATAAATGGAGTTAATTTTCTTGCAAATGATCTTAATAAAGTAACTTTAGTTATAATTAATTGAGTAGGATCTGCTGCAGCACCAATTGTATCACTAGTTGCTACTAATGCTAAATTTAATTGTTGAATGGTTTTTACTATACCACCTCCACCAGGAATTATATCAACTAAATCATCAGGTGGTACTATATCTTCTAAAGCTAATCTAATTTCTTCAAGTGCTGATTGATAAGATAATAGTCTTGCTCTATATTGTTCATCAGTTTCACCGGGTAATTTACCAGGGGTTAGTTTATTTTCAATATCGTTTACAAATTTGGTAATACTAGTTCCAAATTTTAAAAGTTTACCTTCTAAAAGACCATCAGGTGGCATAGCTTTAGTTAAAATATAACCTAAAGGATTACAAAAATCAATAGAATTTATTTCCCTTAACACAGTATTAATCTTGAATAAGACATCTAATATCTTTTCAGTACCATCGTTTATCCTTTCAGGTGCTATTTCGGTTAATATTCTAGATAAGCCAGCAGGTATTCTCATTATAATGTATAAGTTTTATCAGATTTAATACCTTTAATTTGTGTTTTAAGTCTTGTAACAGATTTTATTAGGCTTTTTCCTGCTGTTCTTACTACAGGAATACCTACCCCATTACTATCTTTAGCTTTAGAAAGTTTTTGACCTAAATTATTTAAGTCATCTAACATATCAATTAGTAAATTTTCTAAATTATCTCCTTTAATAGCTGGTTGAGGTTTAGCTGTATCGGTTTCTAATCCTAAATAAATTTTTTTAGCATTAATTACCATATCCCCATCGGCATCAAAATTAATTGTACCTGCAGAAGAAAAACCAATTGCTTGTTTAGCAAATAAAAATACAGAATCATCCTTAGAGTTAAGAGTAACTCTTCCAGAATTAATTATTATTTGGTCTCCTAAATAAGGAAAATCAGGTTTGTAGGCCATAATTACTGTGTGAATGGATCACTTATTAAATTTATTTTATTATAATTGGTATCCATATAATCTAACTTCATAACATAAGTTCCACTAGCCCCACCCATTATTGTTACTTGTATAGTTTGATTAGTATCTATTCCTCCATATCCTTGGTATTGTAATGGACGATCTAATTCAGTTGGATATACAAATTCAGCTGTACCAGTACCTCTAGGGTTAAATTCAGTTACAGTTTCTACTTTTATAACAATATATTTACCATTTTTCTTTAAAATATTATAATAATTGGTATTATCACCTACCATTGTAGTTGAATCAGTATTTAATATTCTTAAAGAAGCAATTGGAATGAGTTGAGTTGTACTTCCCGTTGGTTCAGGTGCGCTAGCAGTTACCGCTAAACTAGCAGTAGGTGTAGGTGCTATTGGAGTTACTGAAGCCGTAGGTGCTATAGAAGAAGTAGTTAATGATGAAGTTAATGAGGATGTTACAGGTGATATTTGAGTAATAGATTCTGTCACATAATATAAGGGTGCAGGTTGTTTTAAATTATCTGCTTCTTTAGGTGACTGATCTGGAGTAGTAAATCTTGGGTCTGGGATTTGAAGTGAACTATTAAATCCTGCTCCTAATGTTACATTAAATGATTTTAAATTTTTAGAAGCGTATTCTAAAGGTATATCTTGTCCTGCACATAAATAAATTGATGAACCATCATTGTTAGGATCCTCATAAACAGGTACCCATGGATCAGGATTAATATCTAAAGTGGATTGACGGTTTCTAATTATAGTAATAGGTGAGCCAGCATCACCTTGAGTACTCCAAGGATTATTTATGGTTTTTTGTTTTGTAGTAGATGAAAAACGAATTGAATTACCCCATCTTCCCTCTAATAATACATCACCTTCTTCAGGTAATAAACTACGAATATCTCCTTTTTCGACGAATGTTTGACCAAAATTTAAATCTCCACCTTTATACGTTGCTATATCGGGAAAAGCGTTATGTTGAATACTATTCCATAACCCTACTGTGGTTAAGTAATAATAGGTTTTAGCTTGTGGATCATCATTTAACCCATATGAAGGAGCATTAAATATCATTACTAATTCCTCTAAAATAGGGTATTTAGAAATGTTATTAAATAAAGGTTTAGCTATTAAATTAGAAGGATTATCTTCATCTACTATAGTTCCTATAGGAGTAAATTTAACAGAACCTAATCCAACCCAACCTCCACCATCGGAAAAAAAATTATTTGTCTTAGTTTGCGGAGATAATAAAATATCATTAACACGAGCAAAGAAAAATGGGGTATTAATTCCATTTCCTTTACCCGATGATATGTTAGATATACTCTGATGTAAACTAGGATATAAACTACTCATTTATATTTAACTTTCTAACGGGAATTTCTTCTTCAGATCTACTATTTAATTGTTGAATTGATTCAAATAACATTTCTTTTTCAGCATCTGAAATTAACATAGTGTCTTCACCTGTTGAAGAATTCATAGCTCGTTGTACTATACCAGCCATTTTGATTAAAAGATCATCATTTTTAACTGATACATCTAAGTAATCCTTAATTAAAGGAACTATAATGACAGCATTACCTGCTGAAGTAATAAAGGGTTTTAAACTTTCTATTAATCCTCTAATTTCTTTTTCTTTACTAGAAGAATTTGTATGTATTTCTTTAAGTAAATCAGCAAATGTTTTTTTACCAAAAAGAGTTATGCTATTAAAATCCATAATATGTTTTTATTATAAATATAAATTTTACAAATCTTTCTTAATAGTTTAAACTAACAAAACCATAATCTAAATATTGATTATGTAATCGTTTATATACTTTTTCTAATCTTTTCATCACCTTAGTTATTTGGGGTGTATCTTGGTCAGTTTGTTCTCTAATATAAATGTAAATTCCTTTTTTATTAAAGATATCTAAGTTTTCTCTATGTTTAAATAATTGCATAACTGCATCAGCTGTTTTAGCATCTTCATGTTCAGGGAAAACTTTAAATAAATATAAATCCATATAATGAATAAATTTATCCATAAAATAGTTTTCACCCATTAATGGATCATCTAAACTTTCAGAACTATTTACTATATTTAAAACAATAGTTTTATCTTCATCTATAGCTTCTACTTCTGCTTTACCCTTTAATTTTTCATAATTTTTATTATTATAAAGAATTAAATAACGTTTGGCAATCGTGCCAAAGTACGAGAAAGCTTTACCTTTCGATTGATTATATAAATGTAGTTTTTCTAGTAAGAAAGCCGTTACTTCATGTTGAAGTTCGGCTATTGTCTCTACCTCGGTATAATAAAATTTAAACGTATGAATAATATTTTCTGTTAATTTATGAAAAGCATATTTAATACGTTCATTATAAATCTTATTTCGAAGATGTGGGTGGGTTTCAGCTAAATACTCTATAATGGCATCCTCAGTATCCTGAGTGAAGTACATTTTTTTAGTCTTAGGTTTTCTTTTCCTAACTGTTCCTTTTTTAGTATATTGTACTTCTGTTTCCTCTTGAGGAACGTGAAGAATTTTAATTTCGGAATTTAATACCTCCATATTATTTAATAAATTTGATGTAATCCGAAAGGGCTTCTTGGATTGTTTTTAAATTAGTAAAGAAAAACCCTACTTCATCATCTGATTGAAATAATTGTTTATTGTCAATTTCTTTAATTTTAATTTCTGAAGTTTTGACTAAATCGTAGAATTCAAGGATATATCTTTCTTGAACTGCAATCTGAGTTTCTAGTTTTTCTGTTTTCTTGAGTAAATTCCAAATAACGTATCCTATAATTCCTAAAATAATTACTCCTATATTGATTAATATTAATATCATATTATATATTGTTTAATAGATTTGCAAATGGTGCGTCTGGGTTAGATAATTTAGGTGCTTTAACTGAGAATTTATTAGGTGCCTTAATTTCTACTTTCTTATCTTGTTTAAATTTAGGTAACCATTCCTTCTCAAATTCAATACG